TCTCATCGGGGAAGAATTCACGAACGGTCGGACTGGTAAGAAACTGAAAAAGAACGTCATTCGTTGGGACGACGCAGTTTGCAGCCAGTTCAAATCAATCATTCTGGACGAGTGCCAGATGATCAAGAACCCTGCTTCCTCAAGGTGCCGTGCAATTAAGAAGATTGCCTCTGCATGGCAGCGCACAGGGACCGAGCGACCGAGCGTCATGGGTCTCTCCGGCACCCCGATCAAGAATTCGGCTCACGAGTATGCGCCGATTCTGCATTTGGTCAACCCGACCTTGTATCCTTCTGAACAGCACTTCATCCAGAGGGAAACCACGCCGGTCGGTTCTGGTTCGCGTTGCATTCTCACCTATCCCGACCGCTTCCACGAGAAAACGAAGGGATTCATTCAACGATTCACGAGGGCCGAGGTATTGCCTGAGCTACCTGCAATTTCCAGAATGTTCCGTCACGCCGAGATGGGTGGGGACGTTCTGGAGCGCTACAAGGCAGTGATCAAGGAGTTCCAAGAATTTATGTCCGACGTTGAGGAAATCAACTTCAAGGACATAAGCAACATTCTCGGATACTTCTCCAGAATGCGGCGGCTGACCGGAGAAGCGAAAGTTCCGGCAGCCACGGAGTTCGTTGAAGAATTTCTCACGTCCACCGACCGCAAGTTGGTCATATTCACGCATCACAATTCAACTCGGAAGATGCTCTACGCCGGTCTCTCCCGGCTCATCGACGAGTTGAACAAGAGCGGTGAGTATGGCACATTCGAACTTCCTCTCATGCTTATCTCTGACTTAACGATGGAACAGCGCCAAGATGTTCTAGCTGAGTTCAAGGGTGTCAGGACTGAGAGAAGCTACGACGCGGAGAACAAACCGGTTCTGCTCGAAGTTCCAACCGGCAAGAATTTCCGCATCATGATCGCATCCACGCAGAGCGCAGGCGAAGGGCTGAACATGCAGTTCTGCTCTGACTGCCTCATGATGGAGCGTCAGTGGAATCCCTCCAACGAAGAGCAGGCTGAAGCACGGTTTCCCCGACCGGGTCAGCTGGCCGACAAGATCATGGCGACCTACCTGATCGCCGCAGGTTCGATCGACGACTTCCTGACCGAGCTGGTCGAGAGGAAGCGTAGCATTCTCCACGCGACTCTGGATAACGTGGAGACGATCTGGGACGAGTCAGACCTCATGAGAGATTTGGCCGACGTTCTGAATCGCAACGGTCTCAAGAAATGGGCGGCGTAACTCGGATGGGTGGGTCTTCGGACTCACCCTTTTTTCTCTGGAGCATCTTAATGGAAAGACAACTTCTCGACCTGATCTCGCAACTCGGCGACGACATGAACAAGAGCGACCATGCTCTCCTCGATCTCGTCGAGGCGATGGGTAAGCGCATCATCTCCCTTGAGGAAATCGTCAAGACGATGCTCGAGGTTCAGAAGGCTCACTTGGAGCTGAGCAAGTCGTAGGCCTCCGGCTGACTAATAGCTCCTGGCGTTAGTCGGTCTTTGGACCGTGTGGTCCCGAGCGGTGGAGATTCGGGACAACTTTAACTGGAGTTTCAATGCGTATTCTTTTCTACCTACTTATTTCGTTCACTCTCGGAGTCACGGGCACCATGCTCGCATACGTCAAGTATAACCAGCCGGTTCGCATCATTTGCGAGTCGGGGACGTTCGAGCCTGCCTCCGACGGGGAGTATCTCAGGGAGCGCGCGTTGTGCAACATTGGCGACGCGAACGGTCGGGAAATCGAAGTTCTGGTCATTGATTAACTGGAGAGTTATGGCTAAAAGATTGCGTGGAAACGCGGACGGCGTGGTCGTTCGCAATGGCAAGGTGTTTGATCCCATCTACATTCGACCCTTAGAGATTAAGTGGTCGGCGTGGCGGGACAAGATTCGTAAGGACACAGAGGAGGCAATGGACCTCCTTCGTGAGAAGAACGTCGTCGGAGCTATGAAGCTCATGGGTCAGCAAGCTCAGGAAACTGATGCTTGGCTCCGGGGACTCACCGAGAACCAGAAGGAAGATATTCAAGCTCTGGCTCGGGCTGAGATGGACATGCTGTGGGAAACGATCTACCCCTCCTACGGTGATCAGCCACTGCTACTTTCCGACGATTGGTCGGACTTCCGGATTCGTTACTTCGAGCTGGTCCCCTTGGTCGTCGCATTCGAACGGGTGAAACTCTCGGACCATGAGAGGGTTCGCTTCCTCCTGACCCAACTCGAAGAAATCGGGATGGAAAAGGAGTGGCTGCCATAATGTTCAGGATTGGATACTGGACTGGCCGCCACTGGGACTGTTACCACGACCGTCCCGATGACCTCCTCGACAAGAGCCTCGGTATTTCTTACCGGGGCTTTTTCTTCGGCGTGACGTGGACCGTGCAAGACGTCTACGACTGGAATCTCATTGAAGCCAAGGTGACCTTCGAGGTCTGGCATCGGTGGGAGCCGCACTTCTTCTTCGCTCCTCGTCCCTTCAAGGCTCCTGAGTGGAGGGCCGAATAATGACTCTAGCGTGTCAATGCGGCGGGCGTTATAAGCGCATCGACATCGAACCGGTGTGGTCTGAGCCGTATAAGAAGTTCTTGTATAAGGACTCGGACCCACTGGTCGCACACTGGTCATGTGATCGGTGCGGTGCTCCTCGGACTCAGCGTAAGAGGCAGGCGAAGGCCATGAACAAGACGATTTATACCAAGAACTCTAGACTCTGGGAGTCTGCAGTCTCATACGCTGAGCGGGAAGGCATCTCGGTCTCAGAACTCATCGAGCGCGCGCTTTGGCAGTTTCTCGAAGGGCCGGACATGGCCCAGCGTAGGCTTGAGGAGATTCGTCGTATCCTTGCAGAGAAGACGTAGTTCGAGGAATGCCCTGCCTGTGAGGGTATTCTTGGGTCTATGTCGGCAACCGGAACTGGAACTGGAGTCTCATCTTGCACGGAAAAGCGTCAGCGGTTCAGATGGCACTCTCCGATCTTCCTTCGATGGAGACCGAGAGGCAGTGGGCAAAGCTCGTTATTAATCCCCACATGGTCGCCATCTACTACGGTCCCATTCATTCCAACGGATTCGAGGAGGCCGCCATCGGCTCCTTGAGCTACTTTCCACAACCCGATGGCTCAGTCATGAAGGTGCCGGGGAGGCACTGCGGTTAGGTATGCACCAAATGCTTACGTCAAAACAGAGGGATTACAAGTGGTCGCTCGTTTACTCGGGTAAGACCCAGAGCTACCAACTCACCGAACACCGGCTCATTGACGGCGAGTGGGTCAAGCTCAACTCGTCGGAATGGGACACGATCAACTCCGTTCTCAGTCACATCGAGGTCACGAACGAGAAGCGGTTGAAGGACGGGAGGCCGTAATGGGATACCTGTTCGCGATGGGTCGTTGCCTCTCCTGTGGGGCGATGGTAAGTTTCAACCCACGCAAGGTCCCATCCATCAAAGGAGAACCAATCTGTCAGTCGTGCTTCGAGCGTTGGTGCAAGCTGCATCCCGACTCACCGAGGCCTGACATCACCGGGGCGTATGAGCCTATCTCAGAGGAGGAACTCTGATGAAACAGGCTGGGAAAAACAAGCGGGTATCAACTCCGAGGCTACCGAAAAGGAGAGTCATGGTTTACAAGGTTTCAGACTTGAAGGCAGACATTGCTGGCCTTCCTGACGACGAGGAAATTGTGGTCGTTGTGGAGAACGAGCCGGACTATGAAGGTGACGCCATCGAATTGGAGGAGGGCGACATCCTCAACATCTTGGAGGCAGGTGGTTACGTCCGGGGGATGCGAGTTATCCGAGCGAGGCCTCGGTGATTCGCTCGATTTCAACCATCGGCGCGATGTGGCCCCATTGTGCCTCTTGCGGGCACATTGCACAGGAGCATGATAGCGGCAAGTGCTCCGCTCAGATGCGAGGTCAGTGTCCTACCTGTGGGGGATACGAGCATCCAGTCCCTTGCGCGTGTGAGGCTTACCTCGGACCAACGTGGGACGAGTTCAAGAAGCAACTGACTCCCGAGGAACTTGTTTATTATCGGTGGGAGCAGTGAGTGTATTCTTCAAGGTTCACTGTCCCTCCTGCGGCAGAGAACGCTCAGAGGAATTCGAGTGCTACACCGAGCAAGAGTTCCGGATCAGATGGGACAGGTGGGCACAGGGTCGGCATGTCAACGAGGCATTTCCAGAACTCTCCCCTAGACAACGGGAGGCCATGCAGACTGGAGTATGCGACTCTTGTTGGGAGAAGATCTTTGACGAACCCTCTACCAAAGGTTAAACAGCTTCCCCGTGAGCAAATCGTTGACGACATCTGCCAGCTCATACTGGTGATGCCGCTCACGAGGAGGCAGGTCGAGCAGCTATACGACGCAATCACTCAGCGGAGGGAGAAGGAGAACCAGTAATGTGGGACCCGACTAAGTTCGACGGGATGTCGGTAGGTTTTTCTTCTGAGGGCACCAGGGTCTTCAAGTGCAGTGATTTTCCAAAAGAGAATTGCTGCACTTGTTGCCACACAAACAACTTCATCATTGCCATCTATCCGTGGTCATGCTATTCGGTCACGAAGAACCGGATGCCTGACCTCGGAGCTGGTGTTCGTGCTGAAGTTTGCTGTGGTCAATTCAACGGCGTAAGGCTCCTGCCAAGAGAATGGTGGATTTACCGATATGCCGAAAAAGAAGGTTGGAGCACGGAAGAGGCAGAAAGGCTCTGTCACGCGGCCCCGAACGACTACTACAAAGTCTGGGGCCAAATCTCGGACGCGCACTACAGCAAAGGCTCCCGTGTGGTATCAATACCTACTGGAGGACGACGAAGCACTCCAAGAGCTACTTCCGGTCTTAGGAGCAGACTTAACGCTGACTCCAAATGTCCCGGCTGTGGCTCCACTTGGGACCGAGCAATCTGCAACCAATGCGGATACGAAGGGTAGCTATCCCATAACTGTTCGGCAGGCGAACGCTTTGCTCGCTGAACTTGGACACTGTTGGATCACAGACCACGAGGTAATAAACCTTCTAACAGATCTAGGAAAGTGGATCGTCAACAAGGAGTAGAAATGGCAAAGAGAATTAAGATTCGGAAAGACTCACACGTTCTCCTTCCAAGGAGCGTGGCTCGGCTCTTCCCGAAGGTCACAGTTGCTGTCGATGCAGACCAGTCTGTCGATATCAAGGTGTCGAAGAAGGACTGCACAGAGGCAAAGCAGATGGACCCATCCGAGTGCGCGTTGGCTCGGGCAGTTCGTCGAGACATGGAGGCTGACGGTGCTATCATCGGTCTCTCCTCGTCCTATATCATCCGAGGGAACAAAGCGATTCGCTTCTCGACCCCGGAGCGTGTGCAGAGAGAGATAGTATCATTCGACCGCAACCACGATTTCGCACCCGGAGATTACTTTCTGACTCCCAAGTCGCCTTCCTCGAGGATGGGTGCGCCACAATACAAGAAGAAAGCAGCACCGACGTCTGGAGCGAAGGTAGCTAAGAGGAAGGTGCATCATCCTGACCGCGTTCGGATTCTCATGCGAGGGGTCGAGTAATGCTCCTCACCTTCCGTGTCGCCGCTCCTCTTGGCCGAGCGAAAGAGTTCCAGGTCAAGCTCCTCGAAAACATGAAGCTCACTGATCTCAAGATTGTCTGGGAGATGGAGCAGTTCCTCAACGAGAAAACGGACCATCGCTGGCACATCAATGTCATCGGTGACCCTGAGGAAAACGAGATCACAAAGAAGAAGGGGTAGATGAGGAATATCGCCATTGACTCGCAGATCCTGAACACCTTGGTCTCGTGTGGGCGCAAGGTCAAGATGCAGTTCATAGACAACTGGCGCCCCACAGAGAAGGCGGAGGCTCTGGAGAAGGGCGATTTGATGCACAAGATGCTCGCCTACTACCTCCGTGGTAAGAAGGCGGGCATGACCACGACGGACGCGGATCATGCGCTCCTGATCGCGGGTGCCATTGCAGAGGGGAGAAAGGAATATCTCCCCATGCAACTCTCTGTCGCGACTGCCGAGGAGGACATTAAGCAGTTCAAGGAGAACGTCCTCTATTGGCAGCGCGACGGCTGGAAGGTTCTTGAAGTCGAGCAGAGCTTCTCCAAGGTCATTTACGAGAGGCCGGATACCCCAACGAGGCCCGGTCTCACCATTGCCTACGAGGGAATCATCGACGCCATCGTAGAGCATCCCTCACCCCACGGTATCTACATCGTGGACCACAAGACAGCATCCCGTCGGTCCAATCCCAACAAGCTGTCTAACCAGTTCATGGGTTATTGTTGGGCGCTCAACATGAACCAAGTTATCATCAACAAGATCGGATTCCAGAAGTCGATTCCGGCGTCCGAAAGGTTTCAGCGTCAGTTCATCTCATACGAGAGGGAGCTGATTCGGGAATGGGTTCAGCAGACGATCTATTGGGCGCATGTCCTTGTCGGCTACATCGATCAGAACTACTTCCCGCCCAACTTCACGTCCTGCGACAAGTATTCTGGGTGCATCTTTCAACAGGTGTGCTGCTCGATACCACAGGTGCGCGAATTCAAGCTCAACTCTCAATACTATCAGGGTGATCCGTGGTCGCCGCACACCCGAGACAAGAAGGAGGAGGCCGTTGGCGAGACAGAGGCGTAGCGCCACCTCACTGAAGTGGGGTCATGACGTTCATAAGTATATCAAAGTAACCTTCAACCGGGAGGGGACCTCCACACTCTGGAAGTGCATCCTCACCAACTGCGGGCACTATCTGGTCAACGAGATGGTTCTCGGTCGGCAGTGCGTCTGCCATCGTTGCGAAAACATCTTCGAGATGACTCGGAAGAACCTCGACCAGCGCAAGCCACATTGTGTCACCTGCACCCGACCGGCAAACACGAAGGGGAGAAAGACCGAAGGCGAGGCAGAGATCACACAGATTCTAAACAACCTTGACGATCTCCTGAGGGTTGATTGATGCCAAACGTGTTCGACATTGTGCTAGGGGGTCGCATCATGGCCCTCTTCATTTCGGATAATGGGAACGGGAAAACTGTCGCAGCGGGTTCGTTTCCTGGCCCCATTAAGTTCTTCGACTTCGACGGGAGAATGCAGCCGTTGAAGCTGTTCTATCCCAACCGAAAGGACATCACCTATGACCTCGTTGGAATGGAAGCCATCCGACCCGGCCCGAACTTCCCCGGTTGTATCTCGTTCATGGATTTCGCGCGAGAGTTTGAAGACCTCCAGGATCGGTGTCCTTGGGAGACGGTTGTGGTCGATTCTATCACAGCTCTTACTGCCACGGCTGTAGGTTTTCAACTCGGAATTAAGTCCAAGGAAGGGAAAGGGAAGAAGCTCACGAGCGGAATCCAAGTTCCCTCCTGGGACGAGTTCAACGGCGAAACTTCGGTCGTCCAGCAGATTCTCGACGTGTCCAAGGTTCTCCCCTGCAACGTCATCTTCACTGCTCATCCGGTCGACAAGAGCGTAGACGTTGGGGGTGGCACTCTCAAGAAAGCGAGGTCGATTGCAGCCTATGGAACCAAGACCCCCTCTCTGGTTCCCATATACTTCAACGAAATCTACCAATTCGGGGTTGAGCCACCTAGTGCTCCGAATGAGCCTGCACAACGATTCGTCCTTACCCAACCGACCGGTAAGGATATGGCAAAGACTGCGCTCCCTCTGCCTCCACGCATTGACATTACCAATAAGCCTCTGTATCCGATTTTGCAGAAGTATTGCGCAGAGCACAATGTCAAGCTCCAGGGAAAGGCGGAGGAGGTAAGCGTTTAACTCGGAGGTAAATGGAACAAAGGCGTCGTATCACATCAAGCAAGTGCAGACAGGAGTAGACAAATGGCAATCAAGATGAACATCACGCCCACCGACGTGCGGGCGCAGAAGATCGTCCGTCCGGGTTGGTATGGGGCGGAGATCAAGGAAGTTCGGCAAGAGGTCGCGTCGGATAAGGAGTCGATGAACACGCGCATCGACGTTGTCGGCTTGGATGGGGATGCAGCGGGAGTTCCGATCCCGACGTGGTTCTCGGAGAAGTTCCCGCAGTCGGCCATCCCCTTCATCAAGGCAACCGGCGGTCGGGTGTCGGAGGAAGAGGGCGTGGACCCCGACTACGACTTCGAGGTCCAGGTGGGCAAGAGGGTGATGGTTCACATCGTCACCTCACGCGGCAAGACGGGCAACGACAAGCCCCGCAACCAGATCGACGACTGGGCACCTTCGTCCAGCGTGACTGAGGCCGCTCCGGTCGGTGGCTTCGGCGACTTCAAGTAGACCCCTCGACTCCTAGCACGTGACTAGGTTGTGTGAATGCTTGGGAGCTGCGGTAAGCACGTAAAATGACGGAACTCCCACAACTTTTCATCTGGAGAATACAATGACCGATAAAGACATCAAGGAAGCGGTGCAGAAGCGCCGTGAGGATGAGGACACGGGCGTTACGGAAACCGTGGTCAGGGACGAGACCGAGGACGACACGGACGAGGACGACGTCGCGGACGAAACGACGGATGACGACGACATTCCGTTCTAGTTAGCAGGAGGGGGGAGAAATCCCCCTTCCATTTTCGCAGAGGGAAAGAATGAAGCTACCGATCGAGAGCATCTTTTACTCACCCTCAGAGGAGTCACCAGAGCTAGTATCTGACGTAGACAACATCGCATCGTCGCTCAAGGAACTCGGTCTCTCCCATCCCATCATTGTGCGGCCGAGGGATGAGGGTTACTTCCTGGTATCTGGGGAGAAGCGTTTGCGGGCCGCGATTAAACTGGAATGGAAGGAGATCGATGCCGAAGTCCGCGAAGTCGATGAAATCCAAGGCAAAATCATCCAGACCCACGAAAACCTTAAGCGGCACAATCTCCCGTGGTGGGAGGAGGCCCTCCTTATCGAGGCACTTCACAAGTTTCGACAGTCAGAATACGGTGAGGCTCCTACAGGCAGGCCCAAAAAAGACGCGGAAAAGACTGGATGGGGAGTCCGAGACACTGCTCGTGAGCTTGGCATCTCTCTCGGACCAATTGCAGAGGACCTCCAGCTCGCTAGGGCGGTCCAGCTTGACCCTTCTCTCCGTAACATTAGAGATAAAAAGACAGCTGTCCGGCTTGTCCGCATTGCTGCACAACGATTCGAGGCAGAAGAAGAAGCGGGCCTCGTCAACCAAGACCTAGCGGTCAACCAGTGCTATCTGGGGGATGCGGCGACCGTGCTCTCCAAGTTTCCCGCGCAGAGCATCGACCACTGCATAACTGACCCACCGTGGATCAAGTTCTTTCAGGAGGACCTTACCCTGGATCAACGCACGCTCCCAGTGTTTAAGGAGATCTACCGAGTCCTCCGACACGATGGGTTCCTGTTCTTCTTCTGTGGTCTGGACGACTACGCCTATTACTGTGGCTCCGATGTGCGGGACCACTCGACCGGTAAGCTAGTCCACACCAACGGAGAACTAGAGAGGCTCGGCTTCAAGGTCTCCAAGAACCCTATGATCTGGAACAAAACGAATGCACTGAGCCGACGAGGCGTCCGACCCTGGGAATACGATAGGAACTTCGAGCTTGGGGTCATAGCTACCAAGGGATCACCCGCTATGACTTCTCCCACTGTTCTATCCGGGGTCAAGACATTTCCGGCAGTTCCACCCCAGAAGCTCCTGCATCCCAACGAGAAGCCGATTGAACTCGTGAAGGATATCATCGGCGACCTGACTTACAAGGGCAACATCATCCTGGACCCCTTCGGAGGTTCCTTCGTTACCGCAGCCGCAGCCAAAGAGCTAGATAGGAGATACATCGTATGCGAACGGGAGAAGAACTACTACGAGTCGGGGAAGTCGCGGTTGGGCCTAAAATGATTGAGATGCAGAAAGATGTGCTCGTTTACATCTCAGGCCCCATTACTCCGAACGGGGAGATGAGCACTGAGCAGAACGTAGCAGCCGCGCTCAAGGTGTTCATCAGACTCACGGGTGAGGGCATTCCCTCCATCTGCGTCCACCTGGGTGCCGCTTTCCCCTCTGCCTACGACCTCCACTACCACACTTGGATGGCCTACGATCTGGCTGTCCTAGGACACTGCACTCACATCCTGATGCTTCCGGGATGGGAGAAAAGTCCCGGCGCTGTCATGGAGCGCACCGTTGCTATCTCGAAACAAATCAAGATCGTTTATACGGTTGAGGAGCTTACGGAGATGGTATGGGGCAAGGAGAAAGAGTAGAAGGTCAAGGACCATCCGACGCCAAGATAGTGATAGTGGGGGAGGCTCCGGGAGCAGACGAGGAGGAATCGGGCGTTCCGTTCTGTGGGCCATCGGGTAGGATGCTGAATGATTGGCTCTTAGAAGCGGGGATCAGAAGAAGCGAATGTTACGTCACCAACGTCGTCAAGTGGCGACCTCCTGGTAATAACCTCAGGAAGCTCTCCGAAATCGGTCATTCGATAGAGGAGGGCATCCCTCAGCTCTGGCAGGAGATTGGAGCCATCAACCCGAACGTCATTCTGGCCTTGGGAAATCTCTCCCTAAACGTCCTGACTGGAAAAGGAAACGGCTTCACCGGGATCATGCACTACCGAGGTTCGGTCCTTCCCTCCTTGAACCTTGATAGTAAAGTCATCCCGACCATCCACCCTGCTGCTTTCCTGCACTCTGAAAACGCCGAGGGTGCAGGAGCCATGAAATACCAGATGAGGCACGTGGTTCGTTTCGACCTGAAAAGGTTGAAGGAGCAATCACTCTTCAAACGGTATTCTCCACCCGAACGGAACTTGGAAATCATCAAGTCTCCCATCGCCCTCCAGAGATTCCTCGACCTCTACGCAGACAAGCACATCGTAAGCGTCGATATCGAGACAGTCTATGGTCTCCCAGTCTGCATAGCTTTGGCCTTTAATGAGTGGCACGCTGCAAGTGTTCCGCTCCTTGATATCCTGAGCTGGCAGAACTTGGAGGGGATAGCAGACCACCAGCTGTGCCAGATTTGGAAGATTCTCGCGGAGCTGTTCGGACGGGAGGACATTCTCGTCATAGGGCAGAACTTCAAGTTCGATCACGGGAAGCTAGAGGACGTCTGCGGTATCAAGATCAGGAACGTCTACTGCGACGTAATGCTTCTAGCTCATTCTCTGCATTGTGAGTTCGAGAAGAGCCAGGCTTTCCTTGCCTCCATCTACACGGAAGAACCCTACTACAAAGACGAGGGCCGGGAATTCAACTGGAAGAAAGACAAGGTAGACAGACTCCTGCTCTACAATGCGAAGGATGCTGCCGTCGCGTTCGAGATTTTCCTCCGCCTTACAGAAGCCGCGCGCGAATTGGTCGTGCCCGGATTCCCAAATTGGCTTGACGACTTCTTCTTCGGTTATGTGATGAAGCTGCATTACCTCTATAAGGACCTAGAGGAAGTGGGCATCCTCGCAGACGACGGAAGGCGGAGGGAGCTGATCCTGGAGTATGAGGACAAGATTAAGTATGCCCAGCTTGACCTCGACGACATAGTGGGGCATCCGGTAAACGTGAGTTCTCCGAAGCAGGTTTCGGAGCTGCTCTACAAAGAGTTCAAACTCCCGATAAGGAAAGGTGTCGATGAGGATACATTGGTCGCTCTGGAAGCTAACTCCTGCAAGTTACCTTCCCACAAACGAGCTCTTGAACTCATCATCCATATCCGCCGATTACGTAAGTCCAAGGGGACTTACTTTGAGGCTAAGCCTGACTACGACGGACGGATGCGAACTAGTGTCAGAATCT